TTGTTCCACTTCCCTACATTAATGTCAATGTAGTGAGCACGAAAGAAATAGTCACTCTGTATATCATCCTCACAGAACCAATCAGAACCCTTCATAGCGGCAATCAACTCACCATAGAAGTCAGCGATTCGTTCATCACCTACCTCACGAGCCCACTCCTCACACCACGAATCATTCACCTGTAAGTAAGTACCTACCTGATATGCATCCTGTCCACGCCGTAAAGCATAGTCATCATTGTGCCTCTGTGCAGACCCAAGAAGGTCTAAGACGCCCTCTTTGATGTTAACCACCAAAGATGAGTTATGACGTACGGCAATAGAACCCTTCATGCCATACTTCTTTAATACCGCCTTAATCGCAGGCGCCAGTTGTTTCTTTTTCTCTTGTGATACATATGCCATGATGATTCCTTTTCTCATTAACTATACCTATATTATACCTGTTATGAGAGCATCTGTCAAGCATTATCTTAGCTAATTTAGCTAAATAAAAACCCTGTAAACACAGGGGCTTACAGGGGTGTTTCAGAGATATCGGGGAATGTCAAGGGGTTTCTGAGGAAAATACTTGAATTATTTCGGTGATTCGGGGGTGATTCGCTCTTGACAATGCTGAGAAAGTGTGGTATAATTTTCGGTCAGTCGGTCAATAACAGACTTTAATGCACAAACCTCAGCACCATTAGCCATTTATTTGAGCCTTTTTAATATAATGGGATTCTATCCCAATTTATGGGTATTCATGGTAATTTCATCCGCCAACGTATACACTACCATCTGGCATCTTTCCGTAGAAGTTTTTTTGATCGTGTAATTTACCTAAGAGTTCTGTTATATTCTTTATTCTTGTGAAGTCTTGTCTCTCATTGGCTGTTGATATACTATTAAGTAATGCGTATTCTATTATTTCTATATCACTGGTAGACAGTTTGAAGTTTAGATTGGGTTTCAATGTCGTTATCCTCTCTTACTAGGAAGTTAATACTGGCGACTGTTCCGTCTACATTGGTTACATAGTATTCTAAACCTAACTTAGTGAACCTCTTCTTGAGTTCATCCAGAGTAAAGTCACTCATCGTCTATCCTTTCTTATATGTCTTGTATACAGTATATATGATCTTATTCTTGATGGCATGTATTCCCAGAGGCGTGATACTTCTTTGAATGTACCGTTATTGTAGCATATAGTCCATCTGTCATTCCCTACCTTTGATAGTCCTATAGGCGATGGTTTATGTGTCTTCCAGTACTCTATATATGATGGTGTCATATTGTACCATGATATTCTATGACATGTCCAGTGTTCCATCTTTTGGCGTGTTCTTGGGCTTCTTCTTTTGATGTGAACAAGCGTGGTTTGTTGTTTTCCCCTCTTGTTATTTGTCCATCAAGTGCCCATTCGTTTACGTCTATTTGTACCTGTACGGCATAGTATCCTGTCCACTTACTTTTCATGCTCTTCTCCGTTCTGCATGTTGATATCATTAGCAGTTCTTTCAGCGGCGCCTTTATTTGATGTTATAATCATAATTTGTTCATTATAGTATACCACATACTTTAATGGAGCCACCTGTTGAACTATTGCTTTTGTAATCTTTCAATCTCATCTTTCAATTTTAGTTTTTCTATCTTCTTTATTTTGATAATCTTTTCCGGCGCTTTCTCTGCTTCTAGTACCTCTACGATACTGTGAAGTTCCTTGTGTCTCTTTACCAGTAGTTTCGCTCTTTCGATACTGTTCATTGATATAGTTCTCCTTGGTTATAGGTTCTACTCTTCTATGTGAAGAAATTGTCGAGAGTCGCTGTACCATACTTGTCCCTTACTAAATTTACATTCTTTGAATTGTGGTCTACACTGTCGCCCCTGTGTTCGTAAGGCATAGTTTCCGTCAGTGTATAGGAAGTTTCGCCAGGTCGTTTTATCTTCCACTGCAAATCCTTTCCTTTAGGGTAATCTAATGTCCAATCCATTGTAGATTGTTTTAGGTGTTTCCTAGCTTTCTTATTTAGAGGGAAGATGTATCTAAACTGTTTACCAAAGACACGACTAAATCCTAGTTCACCCATATGTGCATCAGATGGTCGTGGGCCATACTTCGTATCCATACGGTTCATCACTTTCTTCATCTTACGTTGTATTGTTCGAAAGTGTACCTTCTCTCCCTTGTCTGTAACGTATACGTCACTCCAGATAAATCCACCATACAGAAAGTTCGCTGCCTGATACACATATCCAGGCTTACCAACAATACCGTCTGCCCATGTATACAAATACTTGACATTCGGTGTGTTCTCTTTCATCCATGATATAGTTGCACTCTGCATCTGTGACTCAGAATTGCGTGGCATAGACTCATCCATGCACATCTTACCTATCTCAAAATAGTCAGCAGTGGTTAGTTCTGGGAACATCTTCTTAATCGTACCCATAGGATTTGTACCCCAACCAAGCGTTAGGACACCTACCAATTCATCGTCTTGGTAAGCACCCAAATAATGCTTGGTTAGTTTAGGCATGACAGGGCTGTAGTGTCGTTCTTGAACAAACAATGTCGCTACACGACTATCTACAACCTTCATTACAATCATAGATATTCAACGTGTGTCGATACCGTTGGATTGTGATGAGTCGAACCATCAGAAAAATATGTCATTATCTCCGTTTCCTTACGAATACGTCTTTCCCCATCCACAATCTCTTCATAATATTCTATTTTTTCTGCCTTGATAATACGGCGTTTAAAATCACTCACTCTGATTCTCCCGAATTACTTCTTCACACTCACCAATTAGACTAGCTTGAGTATTATTAATGACTTCCCACATTTCCTCATTGAAAGTATCTTCTGCCTCTTGGTCAACCCATTCCTCATCAACATAAGACTCTTCAGTCAATTGCTCTGAGTCATTGATAACAAGGTCAATGGTTTCCTCATAGTCATATTCAACGCCATCAAACATCTCTTCACCATCATAGATATCTGCACCAAAGAAGTTTGGCCCTTCATCCTCATATGAGATAGATGTAATGATTTTAGGGTCATACTCTACTAGAATACCTAGTAGCATCTCCAACCCTTGTTGTGGTGATGACCATGCAGATTCTCCATTGAAGTACACATCACCCTCTTCGGCAGAGTAGTCTTCAAAATAACTCCACTTGGGGCCGATGTTTGCAGTAGTCCACTCGTACTTTTCTGTATCTTCATATGTCAAGTCGCCCTCAACAAAGATATCAGAAAACCATTTGTGTGGTGTATCCTCACGAATACGTCCAAACATCTCTTTCAATTTTGTTCGTGCCTCATCATTGATTTGATGAAATTGCACATAAAAGTGTACATGATTAGCCATCTTCTGGATTCTCCTCTGCCCACTGTTCGTACATGGTTCGCAATACAGTGCCGACATATCCTTCGTAACACTCTTCACTCTCAGCATAGTTGTACATTTCTGTTGCCTGTTCTTCAGTCAGTTCACCGACTTCTTCTACACCAAAATATTCACACACATCTGTGACTGCCCAATCGTATGCAAGTGCTTCGATTTGATCAGACAACTTGTGTATCTTTTTAACTTCAAACGCCATTCATTATCTCCTTTTGCCCGTATCTGGGTCATTTGCTTCTCTTGTGGATAGGACTTGTAGTCCACCCTTGTTATATGCCTGTCCAATAACAACATTACCATTATACTCTGGACGTTCTTTTCGGTAGGCATTACCGATACCATCACCTACTGATGGAATTTTGGCAGGAGAGCAGGGAGTCGAACCCCGGCTGAGTGGTTTGGAATCACTAGTGCTACCATAACACTTCTCTCCTTTAGGTTTGTAACCCATTTTCTTTAGAAACTTTTCGTGTTCTGCCTCTGCAGCCAACAACTTAGAAGTTTTCTTTTGATTCTTTCGCTTTTTCTGATTTGTTGTCGTAAAGTATATCGGCAACATATGCATTCCGCTCATTATAAATTCCTTCCATCAATACTTCTATTGGTAGATTATCAATAGATTCACCATATTTCTCTGCGAGTTCAACTAGTTTCATTAATTGCTCTCGCATACAATAGTTCTTCTAGCACATAGTTCCAGTACTTCTTTGCCCAAGGAGACAATGGCCTACCACTTAGTAAAGTCTGTACTGAATTGATGCGTTTCTCTTGTAAATCAACCATTGATAATCTTTTCTGCAATCTCGACAGCTTGATAGTCATTACCACCAATAT